CTTCACTTCCTTCCATGAGTTTTCCTTTCGTGGGCTTAACGGGAGTCCACTTTCTTTTCCTGTGTAATAACTTATCATAAGGGTTCATTCTTCACAACCTATGCACTTAATGGGTTCGAGTATTCCGCTTAAGTAATCGTCAACCTCAGTCTCATCCAATGCAGCAAAGGCACTAGACTTATCCTGTGTATCTCCCATAACTTGAAGCGAGTAGTATAAAGATGTTTGAGGACTATCTAACCACTCTTGGATAAACTGTTCATCATAGGTCACAACATCTGACCATGAGTTGAATGAGTATCCGTGTAGTAGTCCAGTCTTATGGAGCATTGTCATAATGCCGTCTGCTACACGCTTGTATGCGTCCCAGCCAACCTCTGAGGCGATCTCCACATCGCCATAGTCGTATGATGTTACTCCAAACGTACCGCTGTCACGGTCTACGCTTCGAGATATAGGTGGTGCGATCTCTGGACAGGCAGTATACCCATCGAGATCTTTTGAGTTGTAGCTACATGATGCGGTAGGAGCTATTGCAAAAGCTCTCTGCATACCATGTAACCATGCAATGTCACAAGCTGATAGTATACCACGCTTCATTGCAAATGCTATCTTAAGAGCATTTTCAGGTAAGGAGCTATCAGTTTCTGATGTTTCTACACCATAGTTAACTCTATCTAATGCCTCTCCAAACTCTGCATAAGTTACTTTGTAACGTCTGAGGAGGTTGGCAAGACCGAGCACTCCAAGCCCCACTTGTTTGTC